TGTTGGTTTATTTGTTAAATCATTATAACTGCCACTAAACAAGGTAGGTTTGTTTGTCAGGTCATCATAATTGCCACTAAAGGATACTGGTTTATTGGATAAGTCATTATAGTTACCAGAAGTTGCTACAAGTGATAACGAAGGAGTATCATCTAAATCAAAGTAACTTCCAGATAATGCTACATCAGCAAGTGCCGGTTTATTAGATAAATCAGTATAACTTCCACTAAACAAAACAGGCTTGTTTAATATTTCAGCGGCTCCAGATGTTGCATTCCAATCTGCATTAACTCGGCCTTCTTCAACGGCTGTGTATAATTCTTCAAAATTATCATTTATTTTCTGAGCTCCAGACCTTAACGTGTCTCCTGACCCGTCATTTGCTATAACTCCTACATTTATTACTCTTTGTGACATTTTTTTATCCTTGGTCAAATGTTATGTCATTGCTATCGAATGAGCCTGCACTTGAGTCAAAAGTTGAAACAGATTCAGCACTTTGATATTTATTGCTCTCTTGATACCACACACCCGGAACAGCTTTTAAGAAAACTGCAACTGCATTGTCATCGTTTAACAAGTTCACAGACGAATCCCATGCGGTACCTTGTTTTTTAACAACTGTTATGTTAGTACCATAATCTAAAGGTGTTTTTAATGTTAGAACATTCGTTGTTCCGTCTACAATAAATTCAGCATCAAAGCCCACATCTCCTTCTGGACTATCTGGTGCTTGATTAACATTGTAAACTGTATAGTCTGACTTACGTAATCTTAAATTACCTATAAAGAATTCCCAGTTAGCAGAATCATTTATAAAATTATCTGTACTTGTATGATTTGTAATACAACGATAAGTGTACGATCCTACTGTAACTATATTTCCTATAGTGTAAGCTGTTGATGCAGACCATTCGGCTCCAATATTATATCCGCCAACAAACACCTCGATAGTGTCTTTAGCAAGGGACAATGATTGCTCAGTTGTCATCAAGTTACCTTGATATGAATAACTAGTATCAAAATTTCCAGGAACAAAATTTAAGTTTACTGTGTTGGATCCGTCTGAAATTAACTTATGTACTGTCTGTGTATTTGCATAAGGTAATGTTTCTGATGGTCCTATATCTTGGACATAGCTATCGACAGGGTGTACTAAAGGAGTTCCTGTGCCTAAAGTTCCTCTCCTTAACTGACTTAAAATATTTCCATTTTTTTGGAAATACTCAATACGCTCACCTCTAATTTCAATTATGCCCGGCTTGTTAGACGACGGATTTGGTTCGTCAAAATTTGAAGCATCACTAACCTCTATCGAAATATCGTTATATTTTAAAGGTGCAGTAAGTTTAGTTTGTTTTAATAAACTTAAACGTTTAAAGTGATCTCTGTTAAGCATATCTTTAAACTGCATATATGCTATTCCAGGTAACAGAACATTATTAGCAAAAGTAATTACATTTACTTCTTCATCTAGTGCTACATATTCAGTTAATTTAATTGTAAGTTTATCTTCTTTAAGAATATAGTCAACGTTAGGAACTAGTAGGTTTCCAGATTTAATAACCCAGACATAATTTTCATTTACTACTGGATTTCTAAGTTGAATATTGCCGCCTGTTACTCCGACGTAACTATAATATTCAGTAGTATCAGGCGTTACTGAAACAGACGATGTTACTTTTAGAACAGTTCTTTCAATATCTAAAATGTCATGTTTATAAGAACTAATAACTTCAACAACATCTGCACTTGTATAAGCTTCATCAAATGTAATCTGAGCAGGAGTTGTGCCTTGTGCTGGAACATATACATATTGAGCATTTTGTTTTACATTTACAATTAATTTTTGTCCTTTATATTGATTTGCAATTGCAGGAGTTAATTTTACATTAATTACACTCAAATCAATAGTATAATCATTGCCCAATGTTAATAATTCTGTTCCAGCATATATTTTTAAATCTTCAATATCAATACTATAGGGAGGTAGTGTTACTGGATCTAATGGATAATTATACTTGTTTGACTTAATTGTAAAGTATTGATTAGTTGGTCCTGTTAAGAAATTCTGGTTAACTCTAACTAAGAAATTAGATTCGATCGGTAAAGCATCACCAATAATATTTGACAAGTCATATGTTAATGACCCGTCTGTTGCAATCTTTTCTGTTTTTGTAACTGCAAATGTCTGCTGATTTCCAGCAACAATTGTATATGTTATAATATCACCAGATGCAGGTGGAGCTCCGAATCTTATTCCAACCCTATCAGGGCTATCATATGTTTGGTCTGTTTTAAAAATTTCTCCGTTAGATGGTTCGCCATTTAGATAAATCAAATATGCCATTTCATCGAGCCACGGTGCTCTTGTAATAAATTCTTCTGTAGAATTATTACCGACAAAATAATCAATATCTAAAATATTAGATCCATTAAATCCAAAACTGTAAACAGATATAACTGCTTTTGTTTCTGGAGCAGAAACAAAATTAACAGAATTAGTTGCATAATCAAAGGTATAATCAACGTCAACAGATTTTAATATGCTTTGACCATTAAATGTTTTCTTAACAACTATTGCTTGTTTTGTATTTGGTTTCTGGCTTAATGTAAAACTTGTATCTACTCCGTCAGCTACAAAGTTATCAACACGCATGACTGCGCTTGCAGAATAAGGCTTGTCAAAGACTTTAATTGATACTGTATCAAATAGTTGGCCTGGCACCACTTCTTCTGGTGCAGGGCTAGATGTAGGAGTAACAAACCCATCACCGTCTACAATAATATCTTCTGGCAAAAGACCTGTAGCAGTAGAGTATGCAAAATTTCCGCCAGACAATGCTGTATCATAATCTGCTTCTTGCGGTTTAATTGAGCCATCACTTGTACTCTTTCTGATAATAATTTGATCACCATCGTTAATTGTATAAGTGTTTGGTATTTCAATTAGGTATTCGCTTGCTCCCGGACTAGTGCTTACTCCTGTGGAAACTATTGTTTCCATTATAGCATTATCATTAGTTTGACTTGGGGTTCCGTATTCGGGATCGTCTAGTCGAATTGGTTCTAGTAAAGAATAAACCTCTACATATGATTGTGCTGGTGCAGGAGTTGTTAATACTGCAACACTAAAACCATTTAACGAAAAATCAACATTTTTAATCAAGTTCCTAGAGAACGTCATTGGAGATGCTGGATCAATCGCCCCGTAAATAATTTGATTTAATTTTACCTGTGTGCTGTTAACAATTTGAACAACAGTAGTGTTAAGTCCAAGTATTCCGTTGACTGTTGTTGTTACAACATCCCCGACTGCAATACCAGTTGTACTTGTTAAAGTTAATACATCCATTCCTGGTTTGTTCAACGTAAACTGTAAAGCTATACCGTTTGCTGGCGGAAGACTTGGGGGTGCGCTTAAAATTAATGTAGTAGAATTGGATACTGTTACAACTGTTTGTGTTGTAAATTCTGTACCAATAACAAGCATTCCTGGAACAATTCCAGTAGTGCTTGAAACTTTTAATGTAGTACCAAAACTTCCAGCAGATTGATAATTTGCAACAACACCAGCTGAATTTACATATCGTTTAATTCTAACTTTAGGCGAAACCATAGTAGGATCATACGGATACTCGAGGTTCACACCGTCTGATTCCAGTGCATCAATTTTTAATTTTATATGGTACACATTAATTTCTGTTCCTACTGGCGGAACATAGTTAAGTGTCCATTGATAATCACCAGAGCTTGCAGTTGTTATATAATCATCAAAAGTTGGATCTGCACTATCCCATCTTTCTGTAAAGAACGGAACGTTATCCCAACCTTGACCTACATTAAAGTCAAGACCGTCAAGAACAACACCACCATAATCGATGCCTGTCATTAGTTGTGCTAAATCTTTACCTACTTGACCCGTTGTTGGATTATAGTAGAATTGTATTCTGTCTGCTGCATTTAATAACGACCAGTCTTTTGTGTATGTTACAATAACTGTAGAGTTTCTAGCAGGAGCAGTTTCAAAAATAATTGATCCGTTGTAACTTGTATAACCTTTAGCTGTAGATTTTGTAATTACTAATTTGTAATTGTCTCGTAATTCTTCTACCCCGTTAACGGTTACCATAGATTTACCTACTCTTACATCAGGTCCCCATTTTAAAGGAAACTGTAGTCTACTGCCAGTTCCAGTAAATGTTTCTGTTTCTTCTAACTGAGTGATAAAATAATTTTGTGTTATACGGTCAAACTTCATCCTTATAGTTTGAGAACGTGTAACGCCGCCGCCAATAATAGCAACTGCTGTAGCTGGAGTGCCGCCTTCTTCAAGTCCGCCTTCTAACACTACTTGCGGTGCAGATAGATAGCCGCTTCCAGAAGTTAACAATACAATTCTGTTAACTCTCCCGTTAGCAATAAATGCTCTAGCGGTTGCACCAGAACCAGAATTACCGATAAATCTTACAACAGGAGGTGTATGATACAAGCTACCATTTTCAACTAACTGTAAAGAAATTACTTTGTAAGTTGCGTTATCTAACCAGTTTTTCCAAGGATAGGTGTCAATAACTGTTGAGTTACTAACAATTTGATCGTTTTCAACTGTAGCATTTACAACTGTTATTTCGCCGTTTTGATATGCCGGTTGCAAATCAAAATCTGTAACTAACATTTCAGCAGGATCTGTCTTGTTATAAGTGCTAATGTATTCTCGAATTTTAGTTCTATAAGGTTTAACTTCTGCAACGTATGATTCAAAGTCAGATAAATTATCACTCTTATAGTTAACCGGCTGATGCAACTCGCCAACATTATGGTTAGCTTTTACAAAACTTGTTTTAAATATCCAATCAACATAAGATTGTTCGTTAAGGACATAACGAACAGTATTAAAGAACGAACCAAGATAAGCATACTCTAATGTATCAACTAGAATATCGTTCTTCAACGAAAGAAGAATTTGTCTTAATTCTATAGTTGCTGAATTATCAAAGGTTGCTCCATCATATAGCGCACCATCAAAGCCGTAGTCTGTATTAGTAAACGAATATAAACTTGTGCTTAACTGGATTGTTCCGTTTTCTTGTCCTACAACTTTATAAGTTTGAGTCCAATCAATACTTTCGACATTGGAATATTTTTGTAATAAGAACCATGTTCCGCTGCTACTTGTTCTAATTTTTACAATTTGCCCTAGTGAAGGATTAATTGAATTTAAATCTGAAAAAGTTTCAACTGCATAATTTATAGCGGTAAATTCGCTATATCCTGTAGCATACCAGTCAACATAATTCCAGTACTTTCTTGTGTCATACGATTGGCTACGTACTCTTGACCAAACCTTGTTAATAGAATCGTATGTATAGATACTCCAAGATCCGGTTGCAGAAGTATCTGTGTGTACTAGAACTGAATAATTTCTAATAGAAAATACAGTATTAATATCGTAACCATATCCGGGCGATACAATTTTAATTCCTGTGATTTGTCCTTTTGAATTAATAATTGCTTTAATGTTGGCGCCAAAACCAGAACCCAACACATCAATCACCGGAGCAACCACATATCCTCTACCAGAATCAATTATTGATGCGCCGACAATTGACCCGTTTTCTATGATAGGAGTTAACGCTGGGACAACAAACGATCCAACATTAGCAAATCTTAATTCTAAATCAGTGTCTAACACTTCATCATAAAGCCCGGTATTAATACTTGGTTCTTTTTCATAAGACTCTAACAAACTTAGGTTTCGTTGACCAGTAATTTGTGTTATAATTAGTACACGATTTACATACTCGATATACTGCTTTAACGCTTCAAGTCTGTTAACAAACATACCTTGTCTTGGTCTATTTTCAATACCGTATAAAAGTTTTGGAGGCAATGCAGGATCCGGAACGACTCTTCCTTGATCATCTTTTCCGCACAAGCTGTCTATCCATTTTTGCTCTATAGCTGAAGGAATAACAGTATCTGTATTTGTACTAATCAGTTTCCATTGTGAGTGAATATTTTTATTAGGAGGGTCACTTACCCAGTATTCGACCGATAGGACAACATCTTTATCAGCTAATAACGGTGCAACGTTTACTAAACTAAATGAGTTTACACTTGTTAAAGCAAGATATTTGTAGGCTTGACCTCTTGGGTTTCCTATTAGGCTAGCTACATCCTGGGCAGACATGTACCTGCCAATAACATTTGGCGTTGTTTTCTTATTTTTAACCCAATAATAATATGTATATTTGTAAGACTTAGAAACAGAATCCCAACGTTTTACATAGCTGTATGTATTATTTCCGTAAAGTGTCTGGCCGCTAATTCCAGCGGCAAGTCCTTCTTCTGTGTCGGCTTTAGAATTCCAATCAATTGGTTTATATTTAGATTCAACCCATTCGTATACATCTATGCTACTTCCAGGGAACGTTCTACCCCAATTAGCTGCTCTATATACTGTGTCATCATCATTACTATCAATAAACTTTGTTGTTCTCAAATCCCACCATAACATGCCAACTTGGTCTTTCCCCCAAGATAATCCGTCGTCAATTTTTACAGATGTATTCGTAGTTTCTGTCAGGGGTGTCGAGTATATTGCAGGATCATAATATGTTTTATATTTTATTTCCTGATCTGCAATTCCTGGAATTTTAGACTGTGTTGGGTCTATTACATCTAAGTATGTTAAAAATTTAGATGTTCTCTTATTGTATAAGAAAACAGATTTAATTTTAGACAAATCAACTTTACTAATTTCTTGATGTTTAATTGACCAACTATAAGTATCTTGTTTCTTACTATAAGAATAAATCTTTCCAGACTCAGTAGTTCCGTTAACACCATATGGTGCACCTACAAATATGTAATTTCCACCTACGCTGATCGATTGTCCGTAACCTTCTCGGAAATCAGTATCAGTTGATAAACTTTCACCAAACACCCATGTAGTATCATACTTGTCGTAGATATCAATTCTACCACTATCAATATTCTTTTCTAAATAGAATGTTGTTGTTGAGTCGTCAAATGTTGTACTATCTGTGATATCCCAACCCACTCTTACGTCGGCGCTAGCTGAATAAATTACCAGCGTCTTATCGTTATTCATGAAGAATATTTTACTTCCGAACATCTCGCCTGCTTCAGGATTGAGAGATGTAATTACCTGTCCTATTCCGTTATTAAGGTCTAAGGTGTATGTGCCATTTTCATTCTTTTCGTAGACTGAAACCTTTCCTTGGTCAATACGATCGCCATCATAAACAGTAGATGAAATAGCCAAATATGACCCATCATCTGTTATAGAAATTCCTTGTCCAAAACGTGTTTCTGAACCGTTGATAGTTTGTGCTAAATTAAATGCTCCTAAGCTATCTTGTTTATAAACAAAAACTGTTCCATTGTTAGCCGAATTAATTGCAGGAGCAGATACAACTAGTGTTGTTCCGTCTTTAGTCAAGGATAACGAATTGCCGAATTGGTCTCCAGAAACTCCTGCGGTAAATCCTGTAAGATTGTTGTATGCCCAAGATGTTAAAACAAAATTCAATCTTCCATATGCATCACCGTCAGCAGCAGCACTTAATGTCAGTGTTGTCGAATTGTTTACTGTAATAACTTGTTGGCCTTGTGTAAACCCTGTTCCGACAACTGTCATTCCTTCTTTAATACCGCTTGTACTAGCAACTTTAATTGTTGTTCCAGAACTACCAACTGGGTTATACAACGAACTTGCTTGAATTCTAGAATCGTAGTTTAATTGATAAATTTTACTTGCAGAATTACCTGTAGAAATAAAGAGCTTATTATTACCAAATGCAACTTTTGATCCAAATAACTCGTCTAGTTCTTGAATAGGACTTACAAATGTTGTTAAATGAGAATATAATCCTATGCTGTTTTTAAAATAAACAGATACAGCACCTTGCTGTAATGGCCCAGTATTTGTAGCACCAAGGGATGTTTCTATTAAATTATTTTCCGTCCAATATGTTGGAGATATTGAAGGCACATGAGTTCCGGAAACATTAACAATTGCTTCGTATATTATATTACCTTCTTTTACTAAGTCACCTACAGCATATGTAAGAGAAGAATTATAAACTCCTCTGTATTTTGTTGCTGCAAGTCCTACTTTTGGATGTCCTACTGCTAACCACTTGCCGTCAGGAGAAAATGCTGCTGACTCAGCAAACCATTCTTTATCGTTTGGGTTGGACCCGAGTACGTCATTTGCAACAACTGGTGTTAAAAATATTTGTGCCTTAGTCCAAGGAACACCTGGAACAGGTTTTGTATACAAGGATGCTTGACCTGATGTATCAGACACAAAAGCAACATTACCTTCAGAATTCATCGAAACTAAACGACCAAACAATAAGTCACTGGCAATAGGATTTGGTGGAACTACGCTGCTTGAAAATACTGGAGAATATTCCCAAGTTGCCCACTTGCCGTCACCCTTGTCTTTAGTCCATAGTAACTCTCCGGCAACCCTTTCTTTACTAATTGTGCTGTCGACTAAGTTGATCGAATCTGCTAACTGGGTTTTTAACGCAAATAGCGGAACTGTAGTACCGGATACAAATGGTGTCCAACCTTCAATTTTTGTGTTGATGATGATTTTTTCGCCGGAGACTTTTGAGATCTGATAAAAACCTTTAAAAGAAACTTTTTCAATTCCTATGTACGAACCCGGTTCTAAATCAACAATACTGTCGGTTACAATTGTTAACACAGAATTAGCATACGTAACATCAACAATTTTAATAGATGTTTGGGTATACCTGTATACGTTCCAACTAATTCCTTCGAATCCTACCCAAACATATGCTCCTGTTTCATAGGAATCAATTTCTTCTAATAAAATTTTATCTAATGTAGTCAGTACTGTTTTAACTTCGTTCTGTCTTACAAAACCCGCAGATCTTAGATATGTTGGTCGACTTTCTAATAAAGGCCAAGGTTGGCTAGTATAGCCCAATGGTTTTAGATAAATTTCGCTAGGAATTTGTCTAATAATAAAATCATTAATGTTGTTGTCTACTGAGTTTACTAATTCAAATCCTTGAGGGTTATTTTTAAACAAAGACTCGTCTAATGTAAACTCAATATTTTCAAAGGCTGCATTGGCTCCGTATTGGCCGACACGTAATGCCCATTCTTCAAAGAAGTCCAAGTTTTCTTGTCCGCTGGCGCCAAATACATCAAACATTTTATCTAGTGCATTAACTGAACCTTTATCAGCTATCATTCCTTGATAAAATTTAAATTCGCTTACTTCATCTTGAATAATATTGTTTAGATATTGTCTCTTTTGATACCCGATAAGATGTTGTGCAACAGTTTGCTGGCCTGAATCAAAATTATCGCTGTCTAAATTATAGAAGTCGTTAAACTGTTCGGCTTTATATGACCAGTTAGGAAGTAGTCTAGGCTGTGGTTTTTCTTCTAGCTTGACCCAATTGTTAGATTCAAAGTCTAGGGTTCCTTTTAAGGAAGTCTTGGCACTATAGTAAAACTCTTTATACTTGATAATATCACCAAGTTTATAGTCAGTCCAAGGAGTCCAATCATTAATCACAGCTTGGTCGTATATGAATCCAGGCACATTAAATCCACCGTCCCAATCTGAACTTATGTAACCAGATACCTTAATTCTTTCTTGTCTGTATCCGCTTTCAGGATTATAAATTGTGTCACCAAACATTGTTTGATTGTTCAGTAACACTACTTGTTCTTTTTGTACAAGATAGAAAACAGCACCGTATATGCCGTCGTCACCACGAGGACTATATGTTACTGCATTTCCTTCTCTGTAACTAGCAATAAATGAATCAACAATGGGTGATCCATCTACTTTATAAATTTCATAACCGTTAAATTGATTACGTATATCATCTACAACAGAATAAGGCACAGAAAAAGTTAAGCTGGCAGCAGCCGGACTTAAACTAATAACACTACTTCCTACCGTACTCAAACCATCAAGTTTAATAAATTTTTCTTCGTCAAAAATTGGATTTGCAAAAACTTTAAGTTTTGCTTGATAATAGTCGCCGTTGTATTTTACGATTTCTTGGAATTCAATATCTTGATCTGCGCTCCAGTCCTTCCATTTATCCTGGCCTGAACTCCAGTTTTGTGTTGTCCAGAACAAGAATTCTTTAGCACTAGTTTCCCAGTTAGTAATGGCTCTTAGATTGCTATTGAAATCGTCAAAAATAAATCCTTGATCTTTTAACCACTCACCGTATCCTACGATAAAATCATACACCTGTTGAATTTTAGTGAATTTGGTTCCGTAAGGAACTACAATAGGTTCGTCACGATCCCATCGAATTCTTGACATGACTTCTCGGCCGCCAACTACTGGCAACCCTGCTAATGGCTGGTAATAATCTAAAACAAAATCATCAGCTGCAATATGACTTACTTTTACTCGATAATATCTATTTTGATAATTTACAATTTTGCCTACAGAATAAGAAGCACCAAGTGTCCATATAGTAAAACTTTCTGAAATACCACCTACATTTATTCTCGGTCCAGATTGATTATAAGGATAGTAACAGAAATAAGGCTGTGTTTTGCTGTAACCTTTTACTTCGTAACCTGTAGGAAGTTTACTAATAATAATACCACTATAAACAATTTTCTTAATTGGACTAGAAGAATTTAAAACAATGTTATAATCTTCTTGCGGCACAAATACGCCACCAGTGCTTGTAGGATTTTTACTGTCTAAAATAAAATTAAATTTTTCTTTGCTTGTAAATCCGCCTAATCTTAAGCTCATTTGTGCTGTAATATTGTTTAAATCATAAACATATTGATCATAAGACTTCAAATAATCACTTAAAATATAATCAACTACATAGTTAATAATACCAGAGGTATAGACTCTAGAAGTACTTGAGTATATACTAGGTAAAACAATATCGTCAGGTTTAATACGTAAACCTGTTTCAGTGTAAACTAATTGCCCAGCAATGTTTCTATCAATCCTCGATCTGTCAAGCAAGACTCCAAGTATTGCAGAAGGATTTATTAAAACTGAAGATATAATAAAGCTAAATGGATAATAACTACTACGCCTCCACGCGGCTTCAATTGGACTAACATCTCCAAAAACAAAATCGCCAGAAGTTGCTTTAGTAATTGTTCCCGTAACAATACCAGTATCATATGGACTTAATAAGTTTCCGCTTTCGTCAACTGGAATATAATCAACTAGGTATGATCTAACATACTGAGAAAGTACCACAGTTGGTACACCCGGTTCTTTTACTAGACCGGCTGACATGTCTTCCCACAAAATTAAATTGTCGCTTGTGTATGGTGCTGGGCCGTAAACAGATTCCCACCATTCTGGTTGGACAGTGAATCCTAACATCTCCCATGGGCAAAGATGTGGTCTATCCGTGCCAAACATCCAACGATAAATTCCTCTCCAGTAACCTGGAACTGGTCTACCATCCAAGGCATTGTAATCGCTGTAATTCCACGTAAAAGAATTATCTTGGTCGAAGCTTAAAGGTTTTGAAAAATCTCTATCAATTAAACTTGTCCATTTAAAAAACTGTGGAGCAAGTATTTTATTAAATTCGTCTTGGTCAATACTTGCTGGTGCTACATAACTTGGTTCAATCTTCTTAACATCAAAAATTTCAGGATTGTACTTTATCTTAATATTATTGAAAATTCTTTTTTCTAATTCTAAAATAAGTTCGTCTCTGTAATCACCGTATGCTAGTACCTGGCTTCCGTCATGACCTTGTATCATTACTCTAGGTGTAACTAGAGTAGTGTCTAAATAAATTTTAGGTTCGTAGGCTGGCCAGAGTCCTAATTTTGTAGGCGTTGATGGAATAAAACAACCGTCCGTGCTGTCATATTCATAGACCGTAATTAAGTCGTCATTTGCAAGTTCAGCTTTAATAACAATAAAACTTTGCTCGCTATCAAATGTATAATCTTTGCCGTGTAACAAATGAGTTCCGTTTAAGTAAACATAAACAGCTTTATTAGATAATGTTGTAAGGTCAAAAGATTTTGAAACAGGATATGTTTTTATTCTGTAATCAATTACTGTATAAGAATTAACTATAGACGCTGTGTAGCCGACCATGTCACTAAAATAATAAGGCCCGGTCGTCGATTTGTCTTTATTAATATGATCTAATATTGCATTTACATGTCCAATGTTATCTGAGATATCAGGGTAATCTAAGATCTCTATAACGTTGATAAAATTACGTTTGAAAATACCATAATCATCTCTAGACTTTTCAATACCTCTAATTATATTACTCGATGTGCTTGTAATATGATACAAACTCAAACTTGCTGGGCCAGAATGCTGTACAAACTTTGTTCCAAATACAGATATATTACCTAAATCTCGAATATTGCTTGCTCCTGGAAATATACCGTCAAACTCATCAAGGTTATCGACAATAGAGCCAACATGATCAATAACTTCTCCCAATGTAAAGTCTTGCATTGTTCCGTTAAGAGGATTATTTTGCAAATTAATTGGGATTTCATAGTAGCCGTTTTCGTTTATCGTCTGCTTTGCAAATGCTCGCATAGTTAAGACATCTGTAAGAGAAATATCTGATTCCAACACTACTCGTTTATAATCAGGCGCATCGGCTACAGACCAGTACTTTGGATCTAGCCTAACTCCGTTAACGTAAATTTTTAAAACTAAATCGCTTAAATCGTTAATATTATCAAAAATATCCAGTTTAAAATTATTAATCAATCCAGAATCTTTGTAAACCCTAACTGCGGCTTGTGTATTTGTAAGTACAGATTTTTCCCAACCGTTAGTATAACTTGCTGCTCTTGTTAAAGGATTAATTTTTGTTAAGAAACCAACATCACATTTTTTATCTAGTACTGAAGTTAATTTCTTATACTGGAATACATCTGTTAAGATATTAAAATTAAAAACGATGTCACCAACATTATTAATATTCTTATATGATAATGCAAACCCAAGATTAGAATCTGTTGTACCAGTTCCTATTTTATAAGAAAATAATTTTGTTCCTTGAAAGGTAGTTCCTTCATAAACAGATTCGTTTGAAAAACTAATATAATCAGAATCAACTAAATCAAATAAAGGGGGCTGATTAACTGAAGTTTTTTGTTGGCTTTCTTGCCATGTTGCTCCGTTAAACCAGAACATTACACCTGACTTCTGTTCTCCGTATTTGACAATCACAGTATCGTCAACTTTGGGTTCGTCTTCTAGTACAAGGTGGATCTGTCTGCTACCGTCATTAAGATGTAGTACATCTAAAAAATCAACTCTAAAAATTTTGTTTTTTACAAGTACATCAGTATCTGCTGTGAACAAAATTCGCTGGCCTTTTACTAGCGGTACGCCGTCAACATTATATCCAAACGACCCTTCAATTGTCGAGAATACATCGGTGGTAAATGTATCTATTAAATCAACATCTGGCAATGCATGGGTGCCAAAATTGTATAATCTTAATCCAGCTTCAAATTCAATAATAGGCCTTACAGCTCTTTGATTTTGATCTAAACTAGGAATTTTTCCGTTCACGGATGCGCTTATGTTAGCAACATCTTTGTGTACCCAACGGTTGTATCGACTCCATGGATTTTTATCTTTGCTTGCTCTATTAATAACATGATAATCGATCGATCCGGCTAAAGCTGTTGCATCACTAAATGGCAATTCATCGAATGGAGTAGTATCAAAGAGTATTGCTTCGGATGTAGTGTAAGCACTAATAAGTTCTAAATCAACTTTATTAATCAATACAATTTCGCTGCCAACACCTTCAACATAAAACTGTCCGCTAGCATATTGCACTGGGTCAACTTTACCGGTAAAGGTTACTAGCATTCCATTGCTGAGATTTACACCTGATGGAAGAGTATAATTTTTCTTACCAATAATTTCTTTTTCGACATCGATATATGTGTTTTCTTCGATAGATAGAATATGAATAACACCGCCAACGTCAACATTTGCTTCACTAACATAATATAAAACATCAGGGGCATCGTATGGAACTGTAATTGTTAAGGTTCCATTTTCTACAGCAAATTGATCAAAATCGATTGTTTGGTACCTGTCCTGGGCGCCAGCAGTTCTTAAAGTTTTAATGCTTAAAGGTTGTCCAGGACAATTAATATCAAACTTATACGTTTGCCCTCTTAATAGTGTCAATGTAGGATTTCTTTCTAGTCCGTTAGGAGTAAAAAGATATGTAAAAGTGTTTAATTCGTTTTCTAAAGTAACAGTATATGTACTGGCTATTTCTAGTTGTTGTCCTGCAATTTTTATAACATCTGGACCGTTTGGTAGCCAGTAATAATTTTGAAAGTTAACAAACTTATCCCAGTCAATATGTGGATTCCAAGAATAAAATTCTTCGTTGTTAACTCTGCTGTGGTTGGAAATATCTGCGCCAAAAACATTTAGTTGGTTAATGTAATCCTGGTAGTCTTTGAAAAAAGTTACATTGTCAAGTCTATCTTTAATTGTAAATCCTGGCTCGAGTTGATAACTTTGTCTAGTGCTATTAATGGCATTAACAAAAATATCATCGCCTGTGGTGGCTTTACTGTTTTGTCTTCCAACAAAACCGTTAACTTTTTTAACTGTTCCTGGTTTAACTAACTGATCTACTGTAGCTTGTAAAAACTTTTTGTTTGGATCTGATCTGTAAATCTTAGGAAGAAAATTGTAGCTATTTGTTGATTTAGAATTAACATTATCAGCCATTAGATGCTCCGTATGTTGCACTTGTTATTGTTTGTTGAGATTCTACTGTGGATTCTAGTAAGGTACCTGAAACTGATTTAATATTGCTAGTTGTAATTCCAGCAATAATTTCAATATCATCTACTGTTGCACCGTTGACAAATAGTTCGTCACTTTCTGCTTTTATTTCGAATAAACTACCAAAATTCAGTCCGGCTTGTTTAGGAACAATTACAAAATTGACAATATCTGGAGATAGCTCTTTTACAACGTAAGCAGCTAGTTCTGTAAAATAAAATGTTTCACCAAAGTCCCAATTTTCTAAAGCAAAAAATTGATTAATTGCTGTTAAAATCCTGGACTTGATATCGTTGTCGCTAATAACTAGATTAGCATTTTTAACAACTTTAAATGTTGCTTGTAATGATGGCATTGAGTTACTTCCAAACAATATCTTATATCTAATAGGATGATATATGATTTCATCCGACATTGTTTTAATTGGGTTGAGAGTAGAGCTTACTAGATCGTATAATTGATTTGAGCTAGGAGGTAATGGTTTAGTAATATTAGCGCCGTTGAGCCACTTTCTAAAATTAGTGTCGTAGCTCTTTGTTAAAACATAAACGTCAATAATATTACTTGCACCTGGATCAATTCTACTTTCGTAATCTGCGCTATGGACATATTGTAATTTTAAATTGTCTCTTCCGATAAACACTTTATAATCTAAACTTACATCTAACTTGCCCAGCGTTTTGTTCCATTGCTTTACAATTCTTGTATCTACAAAATAAAAATATTGTTTGTCTGCATACAATGAAAAAGAACCCAGTGCAGACTCTGAAGGTAATATAATAACTTTTTGATCACTATTAGAAATATACTTGTAATCTTCTTGTCCTACAGAAATAAGATACTTTTGTTGTATTACATATTTTTTCTGTAATACTACTGGATCTACTTCTGTCAGTGCAGGCGGATCTACTAAATTTATAAAAATATCAGGATCGTCGACTGCTCCGTTATCATCTAAGTCAGAAAAAGATACTACAATTTTTTTGTTATCAACATATCCATCTAACCCAATAAAATCAGACACAATATCCCATTCTAAGTCTTTAGTAAATGAAGTTGTAGAATCTGGTAAGGTATTAATTCCTAAAAAGTTAATGCTATCCTTAACTACTTTTCCAGAACGACTATCATAAATTTTCTTTAAATTATCATAATAAAATCTTAACTGGGAGTCGCTTTCAACAACATATCTCTTTAATCTACTAGTTACTGTATAAAATTCATTATCTGTTGTAAACAATAATAACCAGCTAGAATCTAATTGCTGATTAGAAATATCTCCTTGATTTCCTAAACTAAAATTAGAAATAGTATTCAAGTTTGATTCAAATACAACTTGCCAAGATTGTGTGCTAGGACTATATCTTAAACCAAACGGTTTATTAGCAAAGATAAGATCTATCATAGCAGTAATTACATTACTGTCAATTGCTGTTCTCCACTTAGGCAAGATTACAGAAATTATAGAATTTTTTGGTATGTTCTTGTTAAGAGCAATAGGTCCATAACCAGAATCCAAAACACCTTTACCAGTTGCGGTACCATCATCGAATACTGAAACAACTTCTGACCAAATGTAACTTACAGTTCCTGGGCCTTGTGTTGAAACTAATTTGTTTGAATTATTTGTATCAAAATATTTTCCCGTTGGGGCTAAAAATTTTACAAGTGCTCCAACAGTTAAGTATTTTAAATCTGTAACAGTATAAGTGCCAACTTTATAATACTGCACATCATCTCGGATGGCTCCTGTAGAATAACCTGTTTCCGATGTGACTGGATTCCAGTATACATTTAAGCTGGACGCAAGTTTAATTCTATAGTTTTCATAATAAAAATTCTTTAGGTTAGCAGATTTTAAAATATCAAAAATGTTGTTATAAATTATACCTTCAATATCTGTTTTACTAGCATATGAAAACCTAGTTTGATCTGTATAATCTTCTGTATAAACAACTCCGTCTGTTGCAAAAATATTTGTGGAACTATATTTTCCAGTTGGATCTACAAGATCAAAGTATCTGCTAATACCGCTACTAGATCTGTTTAGTGATTTTATTTTTGCAATTTCTGTACTTGCAGATAACGGACTAATATTATAGTCTTCAGCAGTTACCATTCTATTTTGTGTATAGTAATACTGAGGAGCATTTGTTTTAATAGAATCATTAGATTCAGTTGCAAGAGCATTTGAAACAGCAGTTGTCAAAGACAAAATAATAGTTAATGTTTCTATCTGATTGTTAGCTGAATAATAAGGAATGGTTAAAGAAACGTTTCTAATATCTTTAGGATTGATTGTATATGACAATCCGTTACTAACTCGATAATATGCTCTAAAAGTTCCCAGAGGCAAGTTTCCAAATACGCCATCGCCAAAGCCTAAACTAACCCTGTCGCCGGCTCGTGTTATAACAGTATAGATATCTCTAATATTTTTATTAAGACTATTATAGATAATATTATTACCTTCAAAACTGGAAACTTGCGTCCATTCTTTATCTTCAAAGTTATTTTTATCTAGCCTATACAACCATACATCGGTGTTATTAATATTTGTAGAATCGATATCAATTGAATCGTTACTACTAGGTTGTGTAATTGTAAATGTACCTTGATTTAATGTACCTTGGGTAAAATTTAAAAAGAATCCAGAATTTGCAGAGCCTGCGCCACGGCCATCATCTTTATAGACGAAAGCTAGACTATTACCTACTTTAGGAGGTTCTTCGTAAATGTAAGTTTTTCCGTTAAAAGTTGTGCTTGTAATTTCAAAATTCATCGATCGGCCGTCAACAACTTTTGTAAATCCATATACAGGAACATCCGTACTTGCAGTTTGAAACCTATATTGTTCTGTCGGAATTCCGTAAATAGAAGCATTATCGATTGGGGCGCCAAACTGCTGTGTGTTAGGCAAGGCAGCGTTAATTACTTTAATGAATTGATCGTACCAGTTAGGGTTAGCAGGGTCGTTCCAGTTGATATTTTGACCTGCAAGATTTCTGCCGTTGCTGCCAATAACAGGTTGTGTAGTTGAAATAGATGTAAATTTTAATAGGCCTTTGGCTGCTGTGCTACGTTTGGCATTATAGGAAATCATCCTAGCAAGTCTTAAAACGCTTTCACGGCGTTCTGCTAGTTCTAAGAAATTTTCACGGGCATTTAAATCAACGCGGAAAGCTATGCTTTGACCTAAAAATGCAATAAGGTCGATAAGGGCCAAGTACTCGCTTGACTCAATATAATCGTTGAAATCTTCGGGATAATTTTGACGAATGTAGCTAATCATTGTGCGACGCAGATTTTCAAAATCATAGCTTTTGAAGTCTGCATTGCGGAAAGACTGGTAAATTTTCTTCCAATCCTCTGCTACAAGTAATCGATTTTGTCTATCTGTTGCACTCATGATTCGTCCTAATAACTATATTTATTGAATAAAATTATGTGCGTAGTTTATCTCAACATTAAACCGTTTTGTTGATCAAAGCGGAATTCCAATGCTTGTTGAATGTTATAAGGGCGATATTCTAAGAAACATTGAATTTGTATTCCAGATTCGTATGCAGTAACTATAACTTCTTTTGCATTAACACGAGGATCATAATTAATAATTTTATTAACGTTTTCAGTTATGATAAACTTAATTTCCTCTGTCAAAGGTTCAAATAATAAATCCCAGATAACTGTTCCAAAACTAGGATTCATGAGACGCTCACCTTGTCTTGTACTAAAATGATTAATTAAGTCTTGCTTGATTAAAGCAAAATCGTACAGACCAAAGTTTTCGGCATCTGGGCTAATTGTACTAAACCCTTTATACATTTTAGGAGAAATAGTATCAGTTGTTTGCTTCCCTTTAAGCACTATTTTGTCATATAAATTTGAGTTCATTATTGATCCTCTTCTTGATTTTCTTCAGGCGGAGTAATTTGTTCAAATGTATCAGTTTCAGTTGAATATTTTTTCCAGTACTCTGGTACTTCGATTGCGCTTCCTGATTCTCTATCTGTCAAATCTGTTTTGAATAGAGTTGCATCAAGGTTTTCATGGTGCGGATACGGTTCTGTTGTTGGTATACGCAACATAATACTTTCTATAGTTGTACCTTCTGTTTCTGTAGGATTTTCAAATGTAGAAAGAGGTTCTGCAGAATCTGCAGAAGTTGCAACTCCTGAATTTAAGTTAATATTTCCACCATCAATTGCAGTATTCCCGGCAAGTATATGGCAGTCTCCGCCTGATGTAAATTTATTTGTAGAACCAGTGTTTAAATCAAATTTTCCAGCAACAGTTATTTTCCCATCAGCTCCAGCTATTACATTTGTATCAGCTCCTGATTCTACTTGTATTCTTTCGGCTGCTTTGATATTAATGTTACGTCCAACTTCTAAATTAAAGTCTCTGTCAGCGTAAAAATTAAAATCATTTTCTGTTCTTAAACTTATACTATCTTGAGAATAAATGTCAATTTTGCCATCACTAGACATTTCTATCCAAGCCGTACCTCGACTGTTAGTAATATAAATTAAATCTTCACTATTATGAAGTAAAATTTGATGACCGGTTCTTGTACGAATTCTAACAAGCTCGTTGTGAGGAATAGTTACTTCGCCGCCTTCTTCGCCTTGCTCTTTCGCAATATATTTTGGCGGGCCATCAGTCGGTGCAGTATCTCTAATGTACTTGTCATCACCATCGTCCATGACGAAAGTTGTTCCGCCCAGATGACTTACAGGTACATTCTTTTTATTTGGTGCTTCGCCGGCTTCGCCTTCTTTAGACCCTGATTGCTTATCAAACGGTCCTGGCGTGCTAATACCAAATACCATGCTGGGCACTTCTCTTCTTGCACTACTTGAAGTTATTCCTCGTGTGTCATCTTCCAATAGTCCTTGAGACTCTAATGCATCTGCCAAAGGGTGTCTAGGTTTTAATGCTTTTGTATCATCTGGAACTGACGCTAATGCTTTTCTGTTTAAATCTGCAACTGGAAGCCTTTTGCTAGAATCGTCATTATTAAATTTTGTAGCGGCAATACCTGGCATCATAAAATTAACACCTGTATTGTTAGGAATTCCTCCTATCCAAAATCCTCTTTCAATTTTTCCTTGGTGGAAAATAACAAATCCGTAGGTACCGGGGTCAGGTGGTATCATCCACATACCATAACTTTTTTGTGTGTTGTTATAGTCGTCTGGATCTTCTCCTAGATAATCTTCGCTAGTTGTTCCAAAGAAAGGACTTAGATAGTTTACCTCGATAATTTGACCAGGTTGTGTTTCGTTATTGTTACCAACGTCTTTTAAAAGTTCAACACGAAGTTTACCCATATACGTTGAGTCGCCGTGACTTACTACTCTTGCAATACAAGGAAGCTCTGGAATTGATGCTTGTTCACCGCTGTTAATATCTTCTGCCATTTATTATCCTGGGAAATCACCTAAGTCTTTGCTGGCTTGTACTTCGGCCGGCGTCCTTAATTCTGTTGAACCAGATCCAGTACTTGTAGGAACAGTTTCTTTAGTAGTGTATAATGTTTTAGAGTTTGGAGAAGCTTTAATATCTTGTCCTTGACGTCTATGGCAAACTAATACTTGTCTAAATGTTCCTTTAGAAAAATAACTTCTTATGGTACTAACTCTATAAAGTCCACTAAAACTATTAACAATTTTTGTATTTTTAAGTTCGTACAAACCTGTTGCTTGATTAATATCTGTAGGAGTTCTAAAATTGATTACCACATCAACTTCACTATTAACATAGTTAACACTACCGTCTTTAGTAACATTGATTAAATTAGTAGGGTTATCAACATAGTTTCCTTTGCCGCTATTAGCAATCCAGTAAGGATCGCCGACAATTTCTAGTTCAATATTCATCATATCCTGACCGTAAGTTAACGAATCATGGAACATTCTAGCAACTCTATTAGCCGGTGTTTCTCCTCTTGTGCCACCTTTACCGTCTGTACTTGTAGAAGTCATAGACGGCAACATTTTTGTTGGCTGAGCATCTCTTGTTGGTAAATTTCCTTGGGGAGGTTCTATCTTTGTTTCTGGACGATCAGCATTAATATCTTCTCCGGCTGCTTTGGCTTGTTTTTTGTCAGCAGTTCGGTTTCCGCTATCAGCTAATACAGGGTTGTAAAAAGTATTTTTAATTTCAATATCAAATTTTAATATATCAACATTTTTTCCTGTATAGATATAATTGTATTCTTTAGCGGCTTGTTTTTTAAGTTCTGTAATTCCCGGAGCAGGTGCATTAGGAGGCAACATTCTACTGGCATGAACTTTATAAGGAATAACTCTATAAACTATCAAACGAGGAATTTGTCCCGTTGTTTTCATGTTAGCGTTACTTGGAATATCATAAGTTTTTACATCAATCTTCCACCATGGACGCATGCCTTCTGTGCTTAGTTGTCCAGGATCTAATGCTTGTTTAGATGCATCGCTTTTAATCAAAACTTGGTTAATAATATTAACAATATCTGATCCTTGTGGAAACTGCATTACAACTTCTTTTGGATCACTTACAACTTTGCCTCTAACATATGTTTTTGTTTTTTCGTCATAATGATCGGCGACATTTGTTAGTGGTTTGTCTCCTGGGCGTTCTGCATTAAAACCAAGGCTAGCTCTGCCTAATGGGTTACAATCTCCGGCGCCTTGTACTAGTGTTTTGTTAGACGAACTTCTAGTTACTCCTAATTTTTGAAATATACCAGATCCGCTTTCTTGAGCTGCGGTACTGCCTGTAGTTGCCGGTGTATCATTCTCTTTTGCACCAGATGAAGAACCTCCTCCGGCAGCAGAAGAAATATCATTAGGAAATAAAATTAAAATTTCATCAGGTACTGCAACTTGCCCATCCTCTTTTTGCTGTTTATATCTTGCGTTAGCAACCACTTGCAAACTTTGTTCACCTGTTTGTAAAATTTCTTGAACAGTTTTGCCTTTAATAGAAACATCATTCTTGACTAGTTTGTAAGTGTCGTTTAATGCAACGGCATTTGCAATTGTTGCTACGACATTGTAAGTACTGCCGCCAGCAGTTACTTTAAAAATTAAATTATTAAATCTAAAAGGAATGAATTTTCTTGTACCAGGGACCATTTTCATATTCCCTGCTTGATCCGCTCCTCTAAATTCAATCATTAATAAAAATACTGCATCAGTATAATTCAGATACCCTTGTTCATATGCACTTTGTTGTACTGCTGCCATGAACAAGCCCATGCTATAAGGTTCAATTATTTGAAATTCTAAATTTGTGCTATTAGTATTCCCTGTTGATTTTTCAAATCCATATTGGCCGACAATTTGTACATTGTCAATATAAAAATCAAATTTTCCAGCGGCTGTGTTTATTCGATTGTTAGGATCAGCATTGGCACTTTTTAAAATCCAAGGAGGATATTTGCCGGCAAAATATGATTGGTCAGGAAAGTTAAAACTGTTAGCGTCTAGACAGCCAATAGAAAATAAACAGTTGTAGCTAGCATAGTCGTGTAAAACATTTGGCATTGGTAGTTTCTTGTCTGACTGTACTACGCCAAGTGCCGATCCGGCAAAAATATTTCCAATACTTTCTGAAACAGAACCCAATGCACCAGATAGTGCTCCACTAATTTTATCTCCAATCGCAGATAACCCAGATGCAGGGCCAAAACTTGAAAGACTGTTTTTAGCTGTGCTTACTGCGTTAGTGGCAGAGTTGATTATGCCGGATAAATTATCTAATGCCATATTAAATGCCTAAAACTGTTCTTAAGCTACTGTTTTTAGGAATATAAATTTCTACTCCTGGGACAAAATCATAAACAGGATCTTGTAATACATCGAGATTTCGTTGAATAAACACCCACCACAATGCCGGCTCACCGTATAAGTCATAAGCAAGCATATCTGGTCTGTAAGCATATGGTGCTGTAATAACCCATTTTACATCGTCTGGTTCTGCACTAACAGGTCTAATTGTTAATACATCAAGATAATCTTCTTTAACTTCTGTATTAAACCAAGGACTGAGGTTACTATAAGTTGCCATATTATACATATCCAAAAGAATTTGTCATGTAACCGCCTGTTACAAATCTGTCTAAGCTGAAAGTTCTTACACTTGTTCTACTGTACATTGTTTGTAATGTAATTGTAAATGAACTCTTTGTTGGAACGTAGGCTTTTCCGCCTGATGTTGATCCGCCGAGGCCAAATGTGCCAGCTAAACTAGCAACTTGACCTATACCTCCAGCAATATTACCGACTGTACTAGTAATTCCGCTTAGTCCCGGAATAGCTCCGCCTAATGTGCTAGCTAGACCTCCAATACTATCAGTAATACCGGCTACTGCTCCTGCTGCGCTACCAACAACGTCGCAACTGATATAATCACAATCTTTTCCTAGTTGCACTTGGAACTGTGTAATTGCAACTGGAACATTTTTGAACACGTAATTTCCGTAACCGTTTAAGAAAACAATCGGTGGAGGATTGCCGGCTTTTGGATCGAACCCGGTAAACATTTTTGTAACTGAACGGCAATAGTGTAATGCCGCAATCCAATACAAAGCCTGCGCCGAATCCTCTACATACATTGGTGCTGTAATGCTAATTTGTCCAGGACTGCTACTTTCGTAAGCATTAAAAGGATAATTACTGTGTATTGTTTGGATCTGTGTATATTTTGCGCTGCCAGATAGTGTTATATCTGGTGTATAAGGAAACACAAAACCTCCTGCATCTTTAAGAGGTTTCAACACTGGGCTACTTTTAAAGCTGGACCAGTTAGGCAAACTCAATCGTACACGCCAATCTTTACTGTTACCAGTATCGGAAAACAAGGAGACTGCACTAAGAACATCACCTACTGCTTCACCTGCCGCTGGTAAACCAGATAATGCCATGCGTGCCGCGGTGGCAACATCGCCTGCATTGCCAATAGAATTAGCAAGATTACCAGCCACACCTATAGCATTTTGGACTGCGCCAAAAGTTGTACTGGCTGCACCGATAGTAGAGGATAAAGATTGTCCTAAGCTGAATAAACTCATATATGTTTCCTGTTTGGTAATGTATTTATTTGACTTAATAAAGTGCGTAGTTTATAATGTAACATCGGAGATTAATCAAGGATGACAATAACAACACCAAAAGTAAATTATCTAAACAATAAGGATATGTTGGCAGAGATACATAGGTCTAAAAGCACATATTGTAGTTTTAAAGATCCCTCATACCATCAATACGATATAATTTTACCAAGTTTAGAAAAAGTTAATATTAGAACAATAGCAGAAGCCAAAAGAAACAAAGCAAAACGGTTGGCTGACGAAGATTATGCAAGAAGAAAAGCATCGGGAGAAAAAGTAAAAATTGCCGATTGCGAAGTAGACTATAAAAAAATTGCCAAACAAGATTTGATTTTTAGGATTATGACTTATGATCATATCCCTACTAATACTACTAGAAAAAAGAATCCTAAGACAGTTGCAGACGGACGAGATAAAGTTAATTTTCCGCCTTTCCAGCACTGGAAGTTTAACGAAAATGATGAACTAGAATGTGTTGGCAAAAGTCATTGGCGGGGCGATTTAGAAAAAGGGCATTTTGACAAAGATGCCGGACAAATAACAAACGGACTCGCTAAAATGATGATTAAACTCTGTGAAAGATATGCTACCAGAGGTAACGTTCGTGGTTATACCTATAACGACGAAATGAAAGGTCAAGCAATTTTACAACTAACACAGATAGGATTACAGTTTGATGAAAGCAAATCTGATAACCCGTTTGCCTATTTTACTGCCGCAGTTACTAATAGTTTTGTTCGTGTTATTAATATTGAAAAACGTAATCAAAATATTCGTGACGACATATTAGAAATAAACGGCATGAATCCTAGTTACAGCAGAACAGGGCAAGGCGAGCATGAAGCAGCCCTTAAACGCTATTCGGAAGGACAAGATGAGTAATTTGTTTAAAAAAGTTGCCTGTTTTACAGACATCCACTTTGGTCTAAAATCAAATAGTAGTATTCATAACAAAGACTGCGAGGATTTTGTAGACTGGTACATTGCTAAAGCCAAGGAGGAAGGATGTGATACAGGTATCTTTATGGGTGACTGGCACCATAATCGTAATAGCCTTAACATTACTACTATGGATTACAGCTTGCGGGCCTTGGAAAAGCTGGGCGAGGCGTTTAACCAGTTCTTTTTCTTTCCTGGTAATCATGACTTGTATTACAAAGACAAGCGGGATATACACTCTGTGGAGTTTGGAAAGTATATTCCTGGTATTACTGTTGTTCATGAGCCTACTATTGTGGGAGATGTCATGTTATGTCCGTGGCTTGTAGGAGAAGAATGGAAAGCAATTGGTAAGAAGAAAGCCAAATACATTTTTGGACACTTTGAACTTCCGCACTTCTATATGAATGCTATGGTACAGATGCCCGACCACGG